TGGACTGTAGTTCCATTTGTCACCTGTTCGAATCAGGTAGAAAGGACATTTCTCCCATAGCTCAGTTGGTAGAGCGGCAGGCTGTTAACCTGTAGGTCATCGGTTCGAACCCGGTTGGGAGAGTAATACTTTACAAGCAAACATACATGTAAAAAATGTTCCATTGTAATTACATCATTTTTTACACGTAAAGACTATGGATCTTGGATACGCATGATGTTGACGACTTTTACGATTATATGAAATTAAAGGTAAGAGCTGTACATATAATACAATGTCCCGTCTCATCGGTATTACCTCAACTGTCAATACTATCCGTATGTCCAATGTTAAGCAGGATACGCGAAAGTTGAAGAGAGCTTCTAAAAAATTACCCCTCAAAATGATCGACCGCCCAAATGGTTACCTGAGTGTGGCTGAGCGTGTAAATGGTCGTGCAGCTATGATTGGATTTACTTCGGCTGTAATCGATGAAATTATGACAGGTCATTCTATCAGCACACAGTTCCAGGAGAATATTGGTCTTTCAGTCGCTGTCACAGCTCTAGCTTTTTTGGGAACTGCATCTAATCCTAAAGACGAAGGATATGTTAATGGATTTTGGAAACCTGAAATTGAACTATTAAATGGAAGACTGGCGATGATCGGGGTTTTATCTCTACTTCTTACGGAATCTCTTCACCCCCAGACCCCTCTTTTCTGAGCTTAAAAAAATAAAACTGTAATATATATATATAAAGATGTCAGGTGGAATCGCTCAATTGGTTGCCATCGGTGCACAAGATGCGCACATAGTCGGCAATCCTCAAGTGAGCTTTTTTAGATCTACGTACAAACGTCATACGAATTTTTCGCAAACTGTTGAAAAACAGGTTATTCAGGGTAACCCCGCTCCTAATGGTATGTCTACAATTCGCTTCGAGCGTAAAGGTGACCTACTCAGTTTTGTTTACTTAGCGCCTCGTCACGGCGATAAGTCGTTTACCGCGAGTGGCTGGATTGATCAGATTTCTAAGATTGAACTCCTGTGCGGTGGTCAGGTAATCGACACACAGGATTCTAATTTTTCTCAATATGTGGCTCCTACATTAATGGCCTCGAATTTTACTAAATCTGTTGCTGGACATGGTGTAGACAGTGATTCTGATACTACTCGCTCTCGTTTTTACCCTTGCCGATTTTCGTTTTGTGAGAACTGGCAGACGGCTTTACCTTTAGTCGCTTTACAATTTCACGATGTAGAGTTACGTATTACGTGGGGCCCTAATACAATTAACAGTGGGCAACCTTTTGATCATAGTTGGGAATGCTATGCACACTTCGTCTACCTCGATTCTGATGAACGTAGTGTACTTTCTCAAACTCCTCAAAATATGTTAATAACACAAGTTCAAAAGTCCACGCCATCTCTTAATACCATACAAGATCTTACGTTTAATCACCCTGTGAAATATCTATGTGCAGCTGACGGATCCGATTTAACTATCGCTGCAAACGGTAACAAGGTCAAACTTCAGATTAACGGAACTGATGTCACAGATTTCAAGTATATGGATCCTCATTATACGTCGGTCGCGGAATACTATCACACAACTGCCTCCGTACCCAGTTCGACTGGTGCTAATAAAAAACGCTTCATATATCCATTTTGTTTAGAAACTGGTAAGTTACAACCTACAGGAAGCTTGAATTTTAGTCGGTTAGATAGTGCGCGACTCGTCAGCGAAACACAGGTTCATGAAGATGATATTTATGCAGTGAACCTTAATATATTGCGCATAGAATCGGGCATGGGTGGTTTGATGTACAGTAATTAAATCGTATATAATAATAAATGTGGTTGTTTCTATTTCTCATATTTTTCGTTTTTATGATCACCTATGATCCTAAATCCGGAACACTCAATAAATATATCCCCCAAGAAAATGCGTTGTGTAAGGATGGACACTATCAAGAAATTCAATTTGGGAAATATGGACAGGAATGTCCTAACCGTGAAACTACTAAAATGGGGGCAATAATATCTACTTAAAAACAATAGTTATGTAATATATACATGTTTGCTTTAGATAGAGAGACTACTATTGCACTGGCTATAGTAGCATGCATTGCTACTTCGTATTATATTTATACAGATCTTAAAAAATCTAAGGATGATATTTCAAGAATTAAGCGTTTTCTAGATAGTGTCACGAGTGGACCCGAAGAAATGTATATGCGGGGTGCCCCCCCTCAATCAGTTACAGAAGTTCAACGTGAAGTGAGTGTACAGAAAGTACAATCAGATGTTGTAAACGAAGATAAGGGTTCCGCAACTAAATCTTCTGAATAATCTTATCAGGGGATTACAGAAGCTAATGAGCGATGAAAAAACACAAAGCGATTGCTATACCAGTTACATTTGGTGGAAATGTACCTCGTTTTCTGACAGTTAGAGATAAAAGATTTAAGGAATGGATATTCGTCACAGGGGGGTGTAGAAGGCGTGAAATAGATAACCCTATACGCACGGCTTTACGTGAGCTTGAAGAGGAAACTAGAGGGGTAATATCATTGAAAAGGGGTGAATATACCACATATACATTCAATGTTAGGGAAAGCTCTAATGTAGATCTCGAATATAACGTATTTATATTTTTTGTAGAGTTTTCAAAAGCCGAACAAAATGAAATGATTAATCGGTTTAATGAAGAAAAGTATAAAATGCAGACTAAAAAAATCCACATGAAAAGAACTTACGATGAAAATGATTTAATGAGTTTTGATACATTGGCAGAATTTAATTCAAGACGTCGATGGGATAGAATAGTACATAATGTATTGGAAAATCCTGATTTTTATTCCTGCGTGACTTCTGCAAATAGAAAAACATTTTCTATAAGATAATGAAGTCCAAGAATTACATTCTTAAACAAATAAAAGAAATTCTTATGGATAGGAAATCTTATAGAGAGGAAAAGGCAGACTGTTATATAGAAGATATAAAGAATCAAACGGTATATGAACTTTTGGTTCTAAAACGGGATTTATCTAAACAGGAAGAGGAGTATATTGATGTATCGTGTAGAGCTTCAATTTGGCATGAAGAAGAGGATTAAAAAGATAATTGTAATAAGATATAAGATAAGTATGTTTAAGAAGTGGTGTCGTGACCACGGATTTTATAATAAATCCAATATTTCACATGTGCTCATGGATGGTGGCATCCTATCTGTTCCATTTGAAAGATTGAATGAATTTTACGACATATATTTAAAAGCTGTAAATTTAGGTGAAAAGATTTTTGTAGTCGAACAAAAAACCACACCATTTAATTTCTTCGTCGACTTGGATTATAAAGACGAGGAAGATATCCCATTTGAAAGATTAGAAGAATATGTCCGCATTGTATGTGACCGCGTGACATTGTATGGTGGCAAAGATGTGCTTATATCTGCAGCGTCCCCAAAATATGATGGAAACAATCTAAAAAAATATGGGATTCATATGAATTGGCCTGGTTTTGTTGTAGACCATGCATCAGCTATGGCCCTGTATTCACATATAGTGTCTACAATGAATCTTATGTTCCCAGGTAAACCATGGGACAATATCGTAGATGCATCGGTATATGGTAATGGTCGAAAGAATGTGAAGGGTAGTGGTTTTCGAATGCCATGGTCTCATAAATATGTAAAAGGTGAAATTCATGGTGAATATAAACCGGTGATTATGTATACACATGAAGATGGAAAATTGACTCGTATATTTGATGAAGATCCTACAATCGAGATTATGTATATGGCAACAGTTAGAACCCAATCTACATCTATAAATATTATAGAAGGATCGGTTCGGGACGAAGGTTCTTTTTCTGCAAATGAAATGAAAAATGAATTTCGGAATGAAACAACATCACACGAACTCGCGATGTTTATTCAGAATGAGATGGAGGGTCAATCACGCACTCAAATACGAAAAATTTTTGGTAATAAACATACATTTCTCGTATCATCCAATTCTAGGTATTGTGAAAATCGCGAACAGACACATTCATCAAACCATGTATGGTTTCTTATAAATGGTAAAACTATCCAACAGCGTTGTTTCTGTACTTGCGAAACAATGAAAGGTCGACGCTATGGGTACTGTAAAGATTTTTACGGTCGGAAGCATATGATACCTGAACATATTTTTAAGGAATTATATCCAGATGGCTATCATCCGCCGACCGTATCTACACCACAAAATACATGTATGCCGTGTACAAAAGAAAATGTTTGTGATTCGGTCGTAATATGTGAAGAAGTACAGAAGTTTATTAACAGGAATATGATAGAAGCATGTTGTATCAGGGTAGAAAGCATGACAAAAAAATCAAAAAATGTGAGAATGATTGATACTGATTATACCTGTTCAGTTTGTAAAAAAAATAAAGTTAGATTTAAAATTACTAAGAATCGTATAATCATGGCATGTTCGTGTAATTCCAGAGAACATAATTTATCAGATAAAATAATACGTTTACTGTAAAGATGTTACAAGTGTTATTAATTGCAATGGTTATATTCATATTTTCGAAATTAATGAATATCAGGGAATACACTGAAATCGATAAAATTATAAAGGAAACCCAAAAATATTCTGGTATACATCCAGTGTTGTATAAAACCTTTTTAGCTAATATGAGTTTAGCTACAGATTACATGAATAATGATAAATTCAAGAATTCTCAAACAGCGTTAGTTAACGCGGTCAACAATTTAAATGACATTGTGGGATATATGATTTTAACTGATGGGGATTTAATAAATGAAGTCGCCGAGATAAGTGATCGCCTCGGAATTACATTTGAACGTATATTGATGAAAAAAAGTATGAATAAAGGTGAGAAATATAAAACTAAATATATTTAAAAAGAAATAACGTCCTTATTATAGACATGATTCCAGCTCCCAGAACTAGACGTACTCGTTCAGGTCGGCTATCAAAAGTACCAGAACGTATGAAACCTACAGAAGATGTAGTTGACGACGATTACGACGATGACGAACATGACACAGATTACGAGGCCGGTGATGATGATGCTGATATCAGTGAAGATGATAGTGAAGATGATTGTGTCGATAGTGACGAAGATGAAAATGGAAACTTGATAGGTTTCGTTGTAAGTGATAAAGAAAATTCAGATGATGAATACGAAGCTTAAAAATAAACTTTCTATTATAATTACATGGAAACTGAAATAGGCAATCCGATTGAATACAACCCTCGGGTCATAGATAAGGATGAGATGGATGGTAGCGAAGCGATACAACAACATATTCCAGAAAATCAGAATGACCAATATTACTATCATCCTCCTCAACCACAACCTTATATGGTGACTCCTGAGCAATATCAACCCAAATCCTCTGATATATTTACATCACTAGATAAGGTTACATACGTAATGACATTTGTGGCGTTTATATTAGGTTTTTTCATGGGTAAGACTATGCAACCAGTTATTCTTAGACCCGGTTGATATCGCTTCAAAATTTTTAACGGGTTTATCCGTATATTCGATTTTTCTACTGGTAATTACTGGACGGACAACCCCTTCAGTAATTATTTTTGAAGCCTTTACATTGTCATTATCTAGTATTTCTATATCAGTAATGGTAATTTTTTTATGATAATTTGATATTTGCATATAATCAATCTCTGTCATATTATTAAGAGGGTATTTTAATAATATGATGTTTAAGTATTAAGGTGTATTCAGTTCGAATTTTTCTCTGTTGTGTCAATATCATCAGAAGTCTTGTCATTCTCTTCTATAGCTGCCAATTCGCTTTCACGTTGTTTACGACGCTCTTCAATTTCATTGAGCACGATCGCGTCGGCTTCCTTTACCAGTTCTTCCATTGGGGTATTAGGCTTTTCCCTTTGAAGACGTTCAATTATTTCAGCTGGGTGACTAATTGGTGCTTCATCAGGTTTATTATAATATTTTGAATTTTCATCACCGGCTTTATAAAAGTTCGGTTTCCCATCTCCGTCCTTATGTACTTGCATATCATTTTTACGATCATTGAACATCTTAGAAGCCATAGCTTGATTTTCTTTGTAACCTTTCATAAGTTCTTCTAACTTGTCATTGTTATAATGAGAATCTTCAATCTTACTTAGATCTGGTGGAATCAGTAACCATTTATACAAATCGACGACATATATATCAAATGTCGCATCTTCCTTTTGGAGTCTTTTAGCGTGATTGGCTGCTTCGTCGCGTGTAGAGAATGCACCTCTTATTTTTATCCCAAATTTATCATTCTTTTGTGGTGCTTCGGGTCCTACAATAGACAAACATGCATACAACTGCCCTGGTACAACTGTATAATCCTGTTCTAACGACATGTATGTTTCTAATGTCATTAAACTTTAAGCTATATAACTTAAGTTTGACATTAATTAAAGAATTTACATGTACAATATATATGGAAAAACTACGTCGGTTACACAATGAAGAGAAGCGGTCGCTTATCGAGAGCGTAGTAACAAAAGGTGCGAATATATTAGATGTTGGTTGTGGGTTTGGTGGTGACCTTCAGAAATGGGGGAAAATGAATGCAAAGATAAATATGTGTGAACCTTCAGTTCATGCTTTACAAGAAGCTAAGAGACGTGCATTAAATATGAGAATGTCGGTGAATTTTTATCATGGTGACATTTTTAAATGTCCGCGTGAAAAATATGATGTTATTTGTTATAATTTCTCACTGCATTATATTTTTCAAACACGTGAACTATTTTTCAGTACATTACACGAAATAAGAAAACGAATCAAGCCTGGTGGTATTGTCATGGGTATCATCCCCGATTCTGAAAAAATAATTTTTAATACACCATTAAAAGACTCATTGGGTAATTTTTTTAAATTAAAAGGTACAAGTTACGGTGATTTCGGAGAAAAGTTATTTGTTCACTTGATTGACACACCTTATTATGCAGATGGTCCTAAATCCGAACCCATCGCCCATAAAGACCTACTTATAACACATTTAGAAACTATGGGATTTGGGTTGGTGAAATGGGAATCATTGAAAGGAAATCACATTTCCGAATTATACAGTAAATTTATATTTGTATATAGAAATGATCGCATTAGTGACAGTATTAATAATCACTGCGATTTTACTATTAAAGTTCCGTGAAGATAGTGTTCTCGTGATTGTAAAAGAGAATTATAGAATACTCAGGGAATATCTTATATCAGTGGATGATCCCATGTTCAGAATGATTCACAGGGAGATCCCAATAGTCGCGTATAGGGGGTCGTTTCTATCTGGTATAGGTTACAACACTAATAAAGGTGAAGAAATAGGTATATGTATAGATGGTACACCTAACCAGGTTTTTCATGTTCTTCTCCATGAATTAGCTCACTGTACAGTGGATGAATTCTCACATAGTATAGAATATTGGCGAAATTACAACAAGTTGCAGGATATAGCTGTGCAAATTGGTATATATGAAAGTATAAACGATGAAACGCCGTTTTGTGGGAAAACGATCTCAGATTAATAATGTTAGCTAAATATATGGAGTTCAATATCAGGCAACCTACTGTTGACAGAGTTCTTCTTTCACTACTGATGTGGTTTTTATTGATGGTAGGTGCGTTTCTCACACGTTTACCGTCACCATACTGGATTAATATGACTACAATGACATTGATATTCCCATTTATTATATGGTATCTCGGTAATACAAGCCTGATAATCAGTATGCAGCCAACAGCTGTAACAGTCGCATTATTGTTTTCGATGTTATTCTTGATTCTATTAACTGAAGGGATGTCTAAGGTACCTGCTATAAAGGTATTTTCCAAACAGTTAAGAGATAGTTATAGAAATTATGGTAAAGATGTAAAAACAGCATGGTTACCCTTACTTATGACGATGATAGCTTTACTTTTGGGGGTAGTTTGTAGTTATGTAATACTCGGAGGTAGTATCCTTGACCTCTATTAAAAATATTTACGTGCGACGTAAAAAATAATAGCTGCGACAGTACCAGTCGACGCTAAACCTACGAGACTACGATTCCCCTGAGCGTTTAAGAACTTGGGTACACTACTAGCCAGTTTTTCCTGAATAGGTTTGCTCACGGAGATACCAGCGGCGACTAAAACGACGAGTGCATCGAATTGTTCGACTGTTAAGTCGAACGGGAGTTTCTTTTTAGTAGTTTCTTTAGAAACCATGTTCTGGGGGGTCGGTAACATAACTTGCTGTTGAGCCATTTGAACTGCGCGAGGGTCTACTCCCGTCATAGGTGCTTCAAATGTATGTTCCTGTGGGTAACTCATTACATCAGATATCGGAGTCGAATCCATTGCGTCTTTATATTCATTTACATTTTTTTCAGGCAATTCTGGCACAAATGTAGTTGATTTTGAAAACTTATCCAAGGGAACCATACTATCATTATCTTCTGATAAATTCATAGTTACAACCGAATCTGACATTTACATTAACCTATTTTTTTTAGACATTCGAATATCGCATTCTTTTAGATACATGAAGATGTATCTAAAAGAATGTTCCCAGAGGGGCTCGAACCCTCGACCTTGGCGTGCCTCGTGTGAAATTAAATCCACCATGTATACATAGTATAAGCACCACGCTCTAACCAACTGAGCTATGGGAACGTGGATCATTCCGCATATGGAAGATCTGCACGGGGGGTTCCCTATTATTACATGCGTTGAATCTTTAAGTGTATAAAGATTATACACTAATTATGATAAATGGAGTGTACAGATGATTACGATTGTGATCCAGTTGTTAAACATTCTGAATTAAACTTGGAAATTCGTCAAATTGTAGACGAAGTTTACGAAGCCCTTGGATCTGGCCATAGTGAACGTATATATCATAATGCCATGGAAGTTAGTCTCAGGGAGTTAAATATACCTTATGAGTCAGAACGTCACGTCCCTATATATTATAAAAATCATGTAATAGGAATGGCTCGCGCTGATATAATATTAAGACATGACGTGGTACTGGAACTTAAATCGGTAAAAACATTAACCGAAAACATGATATCACAGGCTCGAAAATATCTTCATCAATTGAAACTTAATACAGGATATCTAATCAATTTTCCAGTTAGTGAAGGTTGTAAAGCTGAAGTCGTCGAGATCATATTGTAGGGATAAACTCCCATTTAAGATCACTGCATATCGATTTCCAGATAACATCTTGTGAATGTAACTTTTCTTTTGATTTTAACAATGGGAAATATTGTAAGTATGAGTCTTCCGATAACAATTCACAAAATTTATAAAGTACGTAAGAATAACTCAGAAAATTTTTCCGGTCACTTGGGCAATTATTGTCGAAAGGTTTTTGTATATCCTTGAACATCATACGTAATTGTTCCTCGAGTTCAGTTGGCATTTTAGGTGGTTTAATACCACTCAATATATTCGTGATATATGGAACATGTTCATAATATTTATTCAATTTAAGTTTTTTTAATAATAATCGGACTTTTGCGTGTGTTATTTCGCTAAGTGATCTAATTTTCATTTTTTTAAACTCATTACGTAATTCTTCGATAACATCTTTCGGTATAGTTGTGATTTCCTGAGCCTGAAATTGAGATAGCCATTCATTAAAATGATTATCTCGTTTGTAAGAGTAATTTATAACCTTTTCAGAGGTTTCCTGTTCTTCTTTATAAGTTAGTTCTTCGCTTATCAATACTTCCAATATACAACCACATGAGTCACACACTAATTCACTTGTATCATGAAAATGGAACACGTTACTATTCGGACATGATGGACAATAGTCGGTTCTTACACGTTCTATTGGTCGATCGATATTTTTTTTTTCAACATTGACAAGATAATCCGTATAAATGTCCTTTTTTTGTAATCCAGATGTCTCTTTACAATTGAATATATTATTCATCGTAACTTCGTTTTTAGGGTCCGTGTCTATGTATTGATGTATATATGGCATACATCTACCAATATATAATGCCATTTCCGCCTCATATCGTATTTTATTTGATGGGTCAGTTTCTATTGAATGTAACCAATTATCAATTTTATTATTATACCTGCTTAAAAAGTTACCTTCCATGTATATAAATGATTAAATTACTCAATTCGTTTTTAATTAACACAATATACCTATTCCATAATATCACCACTATCATTTTTAAGAAACATAACTATTCAATAGTCAATCGAAGTATCGAATATATGATAAATCATGAAAAAGAATACATAACAAGTGAACCATTTTGGGAACAGTGTTCAGACGAACATGATGTTGATATCGACTATTATTTGATTGACAAATCGCATGATCAGCCTATACCCGACATCCCAGATGCAGTAGAAAAGATTATCATACGTATCAAGTATTGGTATAATAACAAGATTTACAAATATATCACGTATAATCATAAATATATATGGCCTCCACATAAATCGAAATCTATTTCTTTCCATGTCCCACTGTCAAGTGCTCAATTATTAGATCATGATGATAAACCGGTTAAAGATGTTCTCGAAAAAATCCGACGGTATGCAGGTCCCCATTCAGATTTTCACGGGGAAAAAATTAAAATTAGTGATATGTTATATTATACGGAATCTTTCTTAGATACGAATTTTCCTAAAATTAAGATCCGAAACTACCTCGGTATGAGTAAAACTGTCAATACAGTTACGGGGTGTATCAATGATCTTCGTTTACCTTAGTGGCTAAGTAAAACTTCAATTCACCTAAATTTGCCACATTATATTTCAAGATTAAGAATCTGTTTTGTTGTTCTTGCATAATCTGCACAGTTGAACACATACTTGTGGCTTTGGTAAATATATTCATGTATCTGAGTGAATATACACCTGTCATTGTAGGGCATTCATCTACACACTGTATTTCTGTTTCCTGATCTGCAAAGTCACCCTTACAAACTAAACGCATGATTTTACCCCCTCTAGAAATTTCTATTTCATCTCCAATATTCGCCATGTCCCTGCATATTCTCTGAAAATCCACCGATCCCATCGGTGTATTTACAGTCATGTCCATTTCGGGAACCTCTATCTGATTTTCATTTATGTCTAATAATTTCAATGCAAATTTGGTAGATGTTTTTTTGTATTCACTGTGAATTTCAATGTTCATATATTCTTTAGAATTTACACTAATCACTAAAACATCATTTGATGTGATAGTTTTTAATAGTTTATATATATTGGTCATATTAACACCACAATCGATTGGCTCTTGACATTCATACTCCTCGAAATTTCCAGCTGGGAGATGCATATCTATCAGAGATGTCCGAGCTGTATCAAGAGTGACTATGGAGACTCCTGTCGGTTTAAAATATATATTGACATCGTTAAGTATGTCCTTAAGTACTTCAAATGTAGACTTTATAGCCGATGCTTGAATCGTCACTAATTTCATCTTTCTAATCGAAGAATTAATTCTTTATATCACTATAAGCGACATCGTCTACTTTACGACTAATTTTCTCTTGTAATTCCTTAGTCATTGGGGGTTGTAAAGACTGTCCATATTGGTCCAGATCGAACATTTGTCCTGTAGGTTCTCCGTTCAGTGTCGTGGAATTAATGGTTCCGAAACCACACGTCTCGAGTTCCTCTACAGGTAATAATGATTTTAACCAGTTTTGTATCTCGCGTCCCACCAGGAGTTTACCGTTTTTTGTTAGTAAGGTTGGGACTCGTGTTATCGACGTTCTGAATTCTGGGGGTATTCCTAAATCTGTGACATTATGATACTGTACGACTTGTTGTAACTGATTATGTTTTTTTATAAAATTTATGACATCCATACTATATTTACAATTGGGGCTAAATATTAACAGAGACATCTACATTCCTTGTTTAAAAAAAATAAAAAAATTTAACACGTTTTTTTGTAACGTATATTAATGTATATCACATTATTGTTTCTTATACTATTTTTCATATTGTTCGAACCCAGGGTAGAAACGTTTGTGTATTCGGGGTCACATAATACTGTTCATGACATCGCTTTAAAAGATGTTGAACCTGACATGTCACTATACAAATTAGTAGATACTGTCACCATTAATAGCGAGTTGATAGAAGATTTTGTAATCTTAACTAATAAATACATATACGAAACGGGTGGTATCCACAATTACATAATAGAAACGAAAAATGTCAAACAATATAAACACACGAATAAAAATCATTATTTGTATAGATGTGAATTCATGTGCGTAAAACCAAGTGGTTTTGCGTTTGGATTCTCTGTTGTATCAGATATAATCGTAATCGATAATAAAGCTTCTCATGTCATAGGTGTTCGTTCACAAGAATTAAATATACAACCCCCTTCTGACACAACCCCATTTGTAAGTACCATTGAAGGTTCTAAGTTTGTCGAATACACAGATATAAAAAACAGTGAGTTAGATCTTATAAAAAAATAGCATAGTTACTAATAATGATAAATGTACATGAGATTTCTGATATCATCAATAATAGGAATCGTATGAAAAAGGAGACGTATGTCGAGTTATATAAACAGATAACTCGTAAAATACGGCGTGCAGTTGACACGAAACGTAAGCACGTGTTTACTCAAATTCCGTCCTTTATCATGGGTTATCCCACGTTTAACAGGTTAAAAGCTTTAAATTATATAAAACGACAATTAGAATTGGCTGGTTTTGATGTTTTCATCATGGATGATTTTCATATTAATATAACATGGAAAATTAAAAAACCTCGTGTAGAATCAAACTCGATATCTACAGGGGAATTTCCGACTCTTATAAATTTAAAAAAGGCTGCAAATCAATACAGAAGAGATGCGCAAAACGTCTAATAAAAAAAGTTCAATTAATCATAAATGGACAACCTAAACGTTTTAGTGGAAGCTAAGAGAGAATATCTTGAACAATTATCTATACTTATTTGCCCCGTCATGATCGATGTATTCGATTCTATGTATCAAGAATCCCACAAACTTTCGAAAGGTCGGCAAGTTCTTATCATGTTTCAAAAGCTTTTAAAAGATGTCCCAGAGTGGAATGAGACAATGGCAAAGCAGCATACAGATAATATAGCTGATAGATGTTCATGGTTCAAAGATCTTGTCGCCGCCGTGTTTGTAAGTTCTGTGAAAATCCTATCTGCTGTCCGCTTGAGCAAAGAATCAAAGAAAATGTCAGTGAAGTTACCAACAAATGAAGTATTTATCCATACATGTTATAGAAACGCTGCAAAAGATCTATACAGAGATCCATACATATTCAGTGAAACTCAATCAGAACACACCCGTAATGATAAATTATATGAACGTTTTTCAATTTGCGTTGAAACATCTGTAAAGGAACTTATTCCCGTTCAACAAATACTACAAACATACATGTCAGCGGATGCGAGTGAATATGTTGACGGTGGAGAACCAGAATTACGTGACGACGATGTAGAAGAGTATGATGAAAATCAACCACACATGGGTGAGGAACTAGGCGAGGAAATGGGTGAGGAACTAGGCGAGGAATT